CCTTACCTGACTGCCTGGGCATTTTACAGATATTAAATCTGTGATCGTGGAAATTCTTGATGAGCTTTTCTTGAAACTTGTACATATTAAAAGGCACAAGACCATGATCAAGAGAAACAATTTTTATATAATTTCTTGCAAAATATACAGGATTTTTTTTACATTTTATGTATTGCTCAATATTGTCCTTGGTGAACTCTATTGGGGTATTTGCTTTTTTTAATAAAGGATTTCCTAGATACTGATCGCTACCACTCATCTTATTTTATCTCAAATTCTTTTATATCTAGTGAAGTTAGTGTTTCTTGTTGCTTGAGATAAAGTTTCACATAACATCTACAAATATTTTTTAATAAGTCAATATTGGCGCAAGATTGCAATTCTCTTGATATTTTTTCGTATTCAAAAATTTTACTTAAATTGCCAAGTTCGATATCATCTGGGTTCATTAGTTTGTCCTGTAAATAATAATGGTTTTGTTGGATCCGTTAATGATGGATTGAATGCTATTACAATAGCATTTGGATAAACTTTTTTGACTTCTCTTGTCACTTCTGCTTTCGTTGGTCTAGTAAATTGTTGGAAGAACATTTGAGTTGTAATATATTTACCTCTCCAATTAAGAACTATAGTATAAGTTGTTCCGCGAGTCTGTATCCTCAGATAGTTTTCGGACACATTACCTTTTTCTTTTTTGTTCCCCCAATTTGCCGCACCAACTTTACGGCATTTGACAACTGCTCCAGATGCATATGCAGAAGGCCATATTTTGTATCTAGATTTTACTTTTTCTTTGCAAGCATCTTCGTTTACAAATTCCTCAGTTGCAACATTTTTTGCTTTCCCACTTCTTTCTGAATTTGGGTCTTCTTTTCTTTTTCTTCGTGCTGCTGCATCTTCTTCATCATCAGACATATTTGCAGCCATTTTTGATGAACCGCATTTTGGCTTAGTATTTTGTCCTGGTTGTTTGGCACAAGGTTTACCTGCGTATCTTCCTCCCAATTGAACCCATCCTGGTTTTCCGTCACTTGATTTGCTTTTTGAAAACCAATCGTGGAGAGATGAATCGCCAGATTTTGTTTCTTCACTAATGCCCTTCATTTTTTCCGGTTTGATTAAATCGATAACTTCCAGAAAGGTATTGCCATTTGCATCTTCAATAGTCACCGATTCATTCGCGGGGTGTGGTCTGGTTGGATTATATTTAATTTGATTTTGTGATAATATTTGCGATGAACCAGTATACATATTCCACATAAAAGGTCCATATTTGCATTCTTCTTGAGATTCTTCTTTTTTGCAAAGACTACAATATCGTATTTCTCCTTTCTGTTCTTTTACATCTTTAAATTTTTTATGTTCCTTCTTTGCAGATGCCTCCATTTTTTTCAGACGAGTATAATAATCTGGAATTTCATTTAGGTGTTGCAAAGCGATATCAGTCGCCAAAACTCTATCACGAGTATGTTCGTGTTCTATTGGAATTCCCATTTCAAGTTGATTTTGTATAAAAGAAACATCAAGTCTGTGTTTCCTTGCTATTTCATCTACAGTTTTGTGTGATTTTATTTTTATTGCTTTAGTTTCATCTATGAATTGTTTAAAATTTTTCATATAAACTTTCTAACTATTTAGAATCTATGATTCCTGTTTTGATTAATTTTTGCAACTCTGCAGTAGAACCAACAAAAAGTGCATTTGTGACATTCTTTGGATTTGATTTATCTTCTTCTCTTATTTTTTTATTTTTTTGTTGTAAATCCATAAGTTTATCGGCAACATCCGCCATACTTTTGATTCCTTGAAGAGCAACTTCGAAATCTCTTGCTTTTTCTGAACTTTGTGCTAGTTCTAATATACTATCAATTGCTTCTTGGCCTTTTTCCAATAAAGCATAATAATGCCCTCTCGCATATTCATAATCAGCATCCAAATCATTTTTATCTATCGGTCTAGATAATTTTGATGGAGATCTTTTTACAATTTCTTTTTCTATTGGAGTTGCTTCTATATCCAATGCTTTATTTATGTCGTCAAATTTGTTATTCATACGTCAATACCTTTAGATGGGCTATAAATTTTACCATCACCATAATCAAAACGATATTCATCAAATCCAAAATCATCTGTTTGTTCAATCAAATTATTGTCTGCAGCATTAATAATATTTACGGACGAACCATTTAAATGTGAAACTACAGAAGAATCATCTCTGCCTCTCAATACAGTAATAGTATCTCCAGATATGTATTTGATGTACATTTCTTCATCGTCAATTTGTATATATGTGCCTTCTACAAGAGAAGTTGCATCATCTACAATAAATTTAGTAATTTTATCATCTATGTCTTGTGCAAGAGAAGTGGTATTATCTTCATTATAATCTTTAATTGCTCTTGGCTCGGCAATATATCGAAGTTGTCTAGATGCATTTTTAGTGTCTGTGTCTGAATAATAATCGACCTGAACTTTTTTGATAAATCCTTCTGTGTTGTCTGGAATAGGTCCAAACAAATAAGTTTTAGCCGTAAAATTCAAGTCATAAATTATAATTCTTTTTTCTTCATAGCCACTATCATAATTATCTTTGAAATTAATATTTTCAAGTATCATCGGGACATCTCTCTTTTCCCCTATAGATGAAACTAGATCTAAAGTTAAATTGAAAGATGGTTGAAAATAAGGGAGAATTTGCTCGATGATCTGTAAGGCATCATCATTATATTGCGTCATAATAGAAAGTTGAATGCCAATATTATATGGGGCAGGCATAAAAACTTTCTTTACTACCTGATTATCTTCGGAACTTAATGCTTTGAAAGTTTGCATAGTAGAAACCTTTCTAGTATTATCATATTGAATACTAGTCATTTCAAATGCCAATCTCGGAAGAACAATAGAAACCCTATTTCTTAGATCGGGTTTTTGTTCCAATCTTGCTGTAAACTTCTCTACTGGACCATATGCGATAGGAACTTTTATTGTACTGTAATCACTACCATCTTGTTTTTTGTGTTTGATATTGATATTATTGAATAAAGTACCAAACGCAATTATGGTTTTTTTCACTATTTCGTGATAATAGTATTCTCCTAACATAATAATATCCTTTATTAATTATTTAGATTTAAAAATCCCCAAAAGGATTACTTTCGCTAAAATCCAAAAATTCATCCGCTTCTGATTCAATGGGAATATTTTCTGCATATGTATCATATTCATCTTGTGTATTGACTGAAAGAAGTTTATAAGATGAATTGGAACCACCAAAAGTCGTTCCCATTCCAACTATGGATTCGCCCAAGGCAAAATTGCCACTTGTTATTTTAACTTTAAGCACTCTTGTGTCATAATCCCAATCCGCAACGTGTGCAGTTGTTCCTGTAGAAACACCCTTAACTACCTCATTAAATACATAATTGCCGGTAGAAATTCCAACAGGTGCAGAAAAAGAAATTGAAGGCATTGACGTATATCCAGATCCAGCATTGCTATATCTAATGGCAGTTACTATTCCAAGAGAATTGATTGCGCATTCTGCTTCTGCATTTGTTCCACCAGAAGGTGCTGTTGATATTGCTACTGTGGGATTAGTGGAATACCCCACACCACCGCTAATAATTTCAAATGGACCTAAAGAACCAGATGATATAATTGCAGTTGCTATTGCACCAGAACCACTTGAACTTAAAATTGTGACTGATGGTGCGACTGTATAACCAATTCCTGGATTTATAATTAATATTCTATCGATGGATTTGCCAGTTTGATTGGAACGACTTGTCATAATTGCAACTGCAGTTGCATTTACTCCCCCAGTAATTGCACGAGAAATTGAAATTGTTGGAGTTGTCAAATAACCAGTTCCATCATTAATTAAGTCAATTTTGGAAACTGAACCGCCTATTACCGGTGCAAGATTTGACGCAAGATCTATATTTACAGATACTGAAGTAGCATCAGACTTAACCATATTTAAAGTTGTAATATATCCAAAATCTTTTACGGATTCATCAACTTCACTAATTCCAGTATTAATATTTTCGTCTGCTTCATAATCAAATACTTCACATCTCAATTCATAAACATAAAGATTATTTAATTGATAAAATGGAGACTTCGCCTCTACATATTTAATTTCAAATATTGTGTTGTCTAGGGGTAAATAAATTATATCTCCTTCTTCTGGTCTAGTAGATACTTCTATTTCTTCATCATTTGAAATAAAAGTAGAGACAAAATCTTCATATCTTTCTCTTGATATAATCAAAGTTAATTCATCAGTAGTTTGAACTCCAAATTTTGATAATATATCTCCTCTTCCGCCAAATCCTTGATAATTCATTATATAAGCTTCTAACCTATATGCGTCATCAAATTTAGATACAATTACTTCTTTTAATATATTACTTTTGTTTACTATTTTTCTGGGCATATAGACAATATCTTGCCCAAACATTTTCAATTGTTCATTGATTAGATCTTGTACTAATCTTTGCTCGCTAGTAGAACCATTCAAAGAATAAGGATTAAGTGGAGACATATTATCAACCTATCATATCCATTGGAGGAGTTTCGTACTCGTCCTTGAGTTGTTTTTCTGCTTCTTCAACTTCTCTTATTCCATCATTTAAAATTCTTTCTCCATTAAATTGAATACCACCAGGAAGAGATACATTATTAAACTTGGTTAAATTGACTCCCCATTGCCTCTTCATTAGAGCAGTTAAATATTTTTTCAACCACCAATCATTATAAACACTTGGTGCATCTGAAGGATCTATTAATCTATAGCAATCAAAAATTAAATAATTATTTGGACCCATTTGGCTCCAATCAATATCCAAATACAATCTATGATTTTTTTTATTAAATCTGATTTGAATATCTGGAGTAATAATTCTACTCAAATCTTCAAGATATGTTTTTACCATTGCGTAGTTCAATATATCAAGCGCCCCATAATAATACAAATCATTTAAAAATAGTTGGTATTTAATATTAAATAAACCACTTGATATTGTGCTGGAATCTACTTTAAATACATTATTTACACCAATTACATGATCGGGTAATTGTAAAAAATTATTTGTCTCCGTATATACCACAGTTGTTATTCCTACTGCAGATGATGCGGTTGAAGTCGTGACGCCAGTTCTTATTGCATCTAATTGTGTTTGGTCCAATTTATGTTTTAGAAATACCTTTTCGATGCCATCATAATGTCTTTCGTTGAAATACTGAATAGCATCATCAACCAAATCATCTATTTGGTCGTCTTCAATATTGATTTCTAGTACTGGATAACCAAGCCTTCTTAGGCAATAGTCAATTAATCCTTGGCGAGATGTTGGTTTTGCCATTATTTTAATACCTTACTTTAATAATGGATGTGATTAGTGTTACTGGAACTTTTGTTATATTTTTCATTTTATTATGATGTTGTGATGCCAGCAGTTACAATTGCACTTCCTTCTCTGGCCCTAGATTTAGTTAGTTCTCCATCAACCAATAAAAGATCATATGAATATCTTCCTGGTTTTATTGTAGATGTAATAGAAGATCCCAAAGATATTGTCAATTTTCCATATAATCTATCGGTAAATGAAACAGTAAAATCGGCGGCAGTATTCAATGATGCTGAACTTTTTTTCATTGATGCATAGGCAGTATAATTAGTCAAATTCAATGGAGTATTTGAGGTAGTTTCAAGATTAAATGTGTGACTAAAATCGGTATTGCCATTTATAATTATATTAGTGACATAAGAAGCTGCCATTGCTTTAATTTTTACTACTTTCTGATATATTTAGGTTTTGGTGGAAATTAATTGAAATAACAAATCCTTTATCACGTCAATATCTTTTTTAATATTTTCAACGTCAGTTTCCAATTGCTTGGATTTTTGTATTTCTTTTAATTTATTTTCTTTTGCTCTCAAATATCTTTCATAATCACTATCGGAGCAATTTATAATTGCTCCAGTTTTTTCGTCACGGAATAAAGACTTATTATTTTCTACAGGTATCATGATTTTGTTGCTATTGCTCTTAGGTCTTTAATTTTTGGATAAAGTGCTTGATTTGTTCCAGACATTAGGATTTTGATTTGGAACCCATTAAATGGTGCCAAATTGTGAGCCGTAAATTCATAACTACCCAAATCATTAAAATTGACAGAAGGTATTACAAATTTATCTGGAAGACCATTATTGTCCTTTGGATCAATCACATCCCCGTTATTATTTAAATTTGGATAACCTGGGAATAATTCAAATCCTTGTTGTTGTGATGACGTATCATCTCTCAGCAATCTATACATTACCCTAATATCACTTGATGCATCTCTATATGCATCAAATAATACCATCAAATTATCTGCCGATTGCTTTAATTTGATGATTTTTGACACATAAATTGCCGCGTGTGGATCGTCAGTCAAACTATTTACACTAGAATCCGTAGCATAATTTGATACTGGAGAATTCAATCTAGACATAATAGTGATGATGTTCACTCTATCTAAATCTATCATTGGTGATACTTTTGGATCTCCCGTAGAAAGTACCATTTCTAGTGTAAATGATTTGGCTCCTGGATAATTTGTGAGATTGTTGGATTCATTTACTTTAGAGGCAATAATTCTGGTAGTATTTAATATATTATTAGAATTTAATGAAATATCTTCAAATCCTTGATCCACAAATGAAGTCTCAGTGCCGTCAGCACTTGTTCCTGAAAAAGTTCTAATTCTGGCACTAATTTCAGTAGTTTGTGGTAATAATGTTTGTATATTTGGCCTCACAATACTAAATGGAATATTTTGTGTTGCTTTTGGACCTTTTTCAAATCCAACTACTGGATTTGTCGATTCATATGTTCCCCCAGATTTTCTCTGTGCGAAGAATAGTTCTGAATACCCATTTATGTTGGAAGTAGTTCTATCTGCACCGTCAGTGGATGTATCCAGTATTAGATTATATTCATCCAAATCAATAGTATAAAGACCAGAGATTGAATGGGTTTTATTGATTCTTTTCAGAGATACCCCATTAAGTTCATATTTAAATACTAAATCGTTTGCAGAGTATGATCCCGTAATTGGACCTCTAATAATTCCAGTTAAACTATTAGTGGAGGTATTTACTCCAGTATAACCAATTACTTCAGTTTTAATGATAACATAACCAGTATTTGCCGAACCAACTGGAATATTTTCAAAACTTGTAAATATTCCAACGGATGATGATAATGGAAGATCTGAGGTTGAGGAAGAACTATATGACGCTGATAATTTTAATGGTGATAAATCTGGCTCAATTCCACTCAAAGAGACTTTATTCTGAGAAGAATACATTCCATGATTATTGTGATTTACTTTAATTCTCAGACCAGTACTAATGTCAATAATTGAAGTCACATTTGCATTTGACATTGTTACTATGCCAGTTTGTCCACTATAAGTAATGTATTTCGTTGAATCAGCAGAATCAATCTTTCCTTGAATATTATCTACAATTAAAGAATTTATTGAAGTAATAATTCCAGCAGTATTTGGAATTGTAATAAGAAGATTTTTTCCAAGATTTCCGGTATCTGTAGAAGCAATACTCAAAACATCACCGATTGCATATCCAGTTCCTCCAACAGAAACTGTGGCAGCCACTGCGACACCACCAATTACAGTAAGATTTGCCTTAGCGCCTTGGCCATAGCCACTGACAGCAACTAAATTTTTATTTTTGAATGTGACAGACCCACTCGTATATCCACTTCCTGGATTTGTTATTGTCAATGTCCCAGTTGTTCCAGTACTAATACCACCCAAAACTGATCTCAATTTTCCAGAAAAATTAGGATTATTTTTTTGTAAAATTTGAACTCCATTGATCAGATTTGCTTGATCGGCAGCAGAAATGCTAGTTCCAATTCCAACCAAACTTGATTTAGAATACATTTGAATTGGATTTGGTCTCAGTGCTACAATTTGATTATTGCCAATATCCAAGTTTGGATTGTAAAATCTCACAGATGCGGAACTTGTTACAAAATTTGCACGATAAAGGGTCATCTTCAAATCTTCAAGTTGACTTGCATCCCAGGTAGAACCATTTTGTGATTTGAATAAAGAACCAAGAAGTGGTTGTTGTGCCACTACAATTCTTTCTGCTTCTGGTCTAGTTAAAGTCGAAACATCAGTTTCAGTCATTCTCGAAATCCAAACATTATATTCATCCGAAGCAGAAAGAAGAACAATTGCATATGAATTTGCGGTTTCAAGATAAACAGGAGACGGGAATGTGAAAGTAGTTGGAACAGAAGCATCATTCGAAATATTAACTTTATCTGGATCCAAAATAACTTCAGCAAATGGTAGAATGGTTTGTGTTGGCAAACCAGTACTCATTGTTCTTACTTGTAAAGTGATTGGTAGATTATTTGTAGATTTTGATTTGAAGAAAATATCACATTTTGTCAAATATACTCCATTTGGATCTGCCACTTCAAATGATTCTGCAAGTGGATCTACCCATCTAGTTTGAGTTACAGTTCTGTTTATAAATGATGTACTTGCCACAAGTCTCGTATCTGTTTCTGATGTCTTTCTGTCATCGGTTTTCACATCTCTAGAAATATTTGCATTACGAATGCGAAGGGTAGTTGATTCTACATTATCCAATGTTCCACTTGATGAGAAATTAGTTTCTGCGGAACTTTGAGCAAATCCAGAAATTGTAGAATTAGTTGAGCTTGTAGTGAGTGTAAATGTTTTATTTCCCGTAGTAAATACTGGAGTTGATGGTGAAGTTGGATCCGGAAGAAATAGTGATCCAATAAAAGATCCAGAATTATCACTAATCAATCTAAGATTTTTTATATCTGCAATTGCTCCGCTAGTTTGTCCAATCAAACGCATTCCATTAGAAACACATCCATAAAAACTAGAATTTGACTGTAATTCTAAACTCGCAGTATCGAGATTTAATAAACCAGTGGATGAGGAATAACTTGATGGAATTGTACTTGATGAATTGTATGGATTGGTTGAATAATATTCAAATGGCGCATTATACGGGCCATATTTGTGATTTTGGGTGGCTAATCTAAATTTAATTGATTTTGACCCCAAAATACCTATAACAGTTTCACCAACAGAGAATGTGCCGCTCACCATTGAAACTTCTAAAAGTTTAGGGATAATATAGTTTGTCATATCAATATTATCAAAGAATGCATAAAATTGACTATTTGGTTTAAGTCTTTTTGCAATAACTTCAATATTTCTTGATCTCATATAAGTTAAAATATCTCTAGAAATTACTCTATCGCCAAGATTTTTTGTATCAAATCTCGGTGTGACGCCATATTGAATTCCTTGTCTGGTTTGATTTCTCGATGTAATTGTAGTTTGATTCGAAAAATTAATAAAACTGTCTTGATAAGTGGTAGTCCTATCTTGACTTTGCATCATCGCGCCATTTGCTGGATTGCGAGATTGATGTAAACCTGAAGTGGCAACCCAATCAGTTGAAGATGTTAAAGTGGATCCAGTCTGTTGTTTGAATAATGTGGGTCCATTTGTTGTTTTTGCGCCAGTCCAAGTTGTTTCCCAGGATCCCCAGTCAATTGGGGAAAGACCTGTATTAGTATCAACTCCCAATTGTTGAATGGCAGAACTGTAAGATCCTTCGATATCAGATATTTTTTCGGTTTTTCTTGTTTCTATCCAAGTATCCGAAGAAGGACTTAATTGTATTGTTCCTATCCAATTTACAACATTAAAAGGATTTACATTTTCAGTTCTTGTTGCATATGGATTTTTCACATATTCAACATCGGAATATTTTAGACATACGACATCACCAACTCTTGTCAGATTTGGTGATCCAAGATCATTTACAAATCTTAAATCTGCATCTACATTTGATGTTGTTCCTATTCCGATTATTGATTCCGAACCAATCAGAAGATCAATACTTGTTGAATATGGTTGTGGATTTAATGTTCCGGCATCTTTATCGATACTAGATTTGTATAAACGATTTGAAATATCCCCACCATCGGAAGATTTAAAATTATCAACAAAGAAACCACACTTAAATCTATCAAGTTGAGTGGTAGAATCTCTTATTGTTAAATTTTGAGTGTCAGTTTCAAGTAAAGATAGTGAAGTATAATATTCTATATTAGTAATTCTTCTATCTAAACTGGAAATATCCTGCATTCTATATCTTTTATGTGTTGTTAGTGATATTTTGACACTAGACACATCAAATAAATACGCGGGCAAATAAACAGTTCCGATTTCCAAGGACGAATCCAAACTATTAGGAACTTTTGGTGAAAGAGAAGGAATTCCTTTATTGACGATAAATGCACCATCCTTATCTAAAAAGATTCTATCTATTCTTGGTAAATAATAATCATACGAAAGATTAATATTTTTATTTTTAGCAAAAACATCAGTTGCAGAGCCATTTGTATTTTGGAAAATTCTTGATTTGAATTCAAATGGTGATGTAACTGCACTATTGAATTGAGAAACTCTTGGTCTACAATCCAAAAGATCGGTGACCCTCAGACCATCAACTGATGGGATATAATCGTCATAGCGATCTTTATCATATGAATTTACTCCAACAAAATCTCCATTATCAGAAGAACTGATTGTATAATTATTGAAAATTATTCTAATTTTTCTAGTAGGAGAAGAATTGTTTGGCTTTCTTATAATTCTCGAATAGTCTAAGTATTCGGATCTTTGGCCATCATCAAAGATAAAATTATTTTTAATATTTTTATCACCAGGAAATACTGTTGTTACAGTTGCCTGTATTTTTGATTCTTGGAATGTGACAAGTTCCCCAATAGTAAATATATTTTCATTCAAATAAACAATATCAATTTGATTTGTTTCGGTGGATGAGACCAATGTTGCCACAGCTTTACTATTTTCTCCAATAATTAGTTCTCCTTTTACAGAATTTAAAATATTGGAAGATTGATTTATGAGTTGCAAATAAGATAAAGATGGATCACCAGAGGTGGAAGATTCAATGATTGCAATAATATTTGATACATCTGGTACATTTAAACAAATTTCTCTATCTTGTACTCTAGTGCCATATATTTGACTATAAGACAATCCATCACCGAAAGTAGTAGAACCAATGCCAGATCCTTGAGATGTCGATTTGTCTATAATTAAAGATGAACATCTATTGAAAATTTTCTTTTTGGTGGAAGCATTGATTTTATTGAAACTAACAGTTAAAATTGCAGATCCATTTTGACTAATATTTTGTAAACTGACAGTTCTTCCGGAAACAGTTAATTTCTGATCACTTAATGGCTCTATATTTCCATTGGCAAATACTAAATTGTAATCCTGTTCATTAAATGGCAATAATGTCAAACTAGAATTCGTCTCAAGTACTTGAGTTGCCGCACCATTAGAGATAGTTACATTATAACTTCTCTTGATTGTAATGTCGGAACCAGTCAATGTTAAATTTGAAATATTTGATTTATTTAATTTAGAATATAAGGAAACATCTGATGTATTTAAAACATCAAGAGTAAACTTTTTGATGTCAGTGGTTGTGGATGTGATCGTTGATAGTGTCCCAACACAAACACCAGAAATAGAAGGCAAAGAAACAATTTGAATACTTTTTGATGATGTGTTGACTTGATATACTTGATTGTATGTTGGAAGGGTATCTCCTTGCTTTGTGTATGAAATGATATCCCCAGTGTTTATACCGACATAAAAATTTTGGTCAGTAGTAGTAATTGTACTGATTCCAGCAGAAGCAGTTGAAATTGTAAATAGTGTTCCTGGTTGTGAAATGTATGATTGATTTGAAAGTACTGGGTCTGCTGTGAAACTTACTCCATTTCCAACTATTTGGTGAATATCGGAGAAATTATAATCTCTAACTCCAATAACTGTTCTTACGTTAGTATTTCCGTTTATGTCAATGGTTTCATTATTTGCAAATGAACCAGAAACTTGATATAAAGTTAAAGTATTGGATGCTGAAACACTATTTACTAGATATCCACTTGCACCACTGCTATTTCCTTGAATGAATGCAGGAATAGATTGCGTTAATGATGCATTTAAAGTGAGATTTGTATAAGTTTGAATGTCATATAAAGATGCCTCAAACTGTGTTGTGCTATTTGCATAAACGCTATTTTTTAATTTTAAATCATATACTCTAGCAACACCAATTTGTGTTCCGGAAGAAATTCCAGCAATTCCAGTTCTTCCGTTATACAAATTAACATATGAAGATACCCCAAATCCAACTGGGATTATTCCAGTTACGTTATTTAAATTAATTTGTCTCCCAAGATTAAATGGGATTGCCTGGTTATAATCATTATCGGTGGTTCTTGGTTTATTTAAATCGATAATGGTATTATTGATAGTTTCTACTTCATATCCCCTAACATATGCCTTTCCTGGACTTATCGACAAGCAAAGTAAATCCTTCGATGCTGAATTTCCCTGCTTTGTTGCTTGATTTTCAAAATATATGCCATTATTACCTATTCTATCATTTAAACATTCTTTTGGTGTAATGTCAAATGGAGTTACATAATAATCTCCTGCCTCATCATAAGTTCTTCTTGCGAGTTCATCACGAATTAAATTATAATTTGTTTCTTTTACAAATTTCTGTAAAGAACCATCTTCCACTCTTAGTAATTCGATAAAATTTTCATCATTAAAATCATTAATGCTTTTTTTGATTAATGATGTAGATATTTTTAATCTATCTGCACCTGGAGCAGCATAATTGGAAAATCCTTGAGCATTATCAAATAAATCCATATATTCATTTGATGCTACAACAACTTCTTCGTTGACCAACAAACCAACTCTATAACTTGGGCTATTTGTATATTGGTCTAATATAACTGTTTCGGAATTTACAGTTATGAAGAAACCGCGAATGAAATATACCCCAGATACAATTTTGACAGCAGATCCAATAGAAGTTGAATTTGAAAGAATAGATGTCGCAAATGTAGATCCAGATCTTATTGCGGATAGGGAATATGAAATATCTTCTAGTGCTATTAGATTTTCTCCATCAACAAATGTTTTTGTTGAAAAATCACTATCACTGGAACTTTGATATTTGATATAAAGAGTGTAGGTATTTCTTTCTGATTCGGAACTAGTGATATAATTTTCTACTTTTGCCTTAACGCCACTCGTTTCCCCCTGAATCAATTTACCCAAAAGACTATCAATATAAAGGGAAACTGGAATTCCCAAATGCACCTCATCAATTTGAACACAAGTATATTCTGGATCATATGCAATTTGGCCTGGAATAACCATCGAACCTTCTTTGAAAAGGTTTTTTCCAAATTTTTCAATTTGATTCTGTAAAATAGATTGTAGAGTTGTTAGTTCTCTTGCCTGTATTGGAGTCCCAGGTTTAAATAAAACTCTTTGATAATTTTTTGAATCAGAAAAATCATCAAAATATGGAGATACATTTAAATTAGTGTTTTGTGGCATTTTCTTTTAGAATTCCAATACAATTTTAATATCTTCTTTTTGGCTAGAAGATCTCGGGATTGCTGATCTATTATCTATGTATATGATCTCGCCAGACCTTTTATTGTATTCCGCAGATGCAATGCCTGCATTGAAGGTCATTCCCAATTGGTATGTCCTATTGTATATTGCCGTAGACACACCACTAAAGCCACTATCAATTGATAGTGGTGTTGTGCCATTCATAGAAGATCCATTTACAAGTAAACTTCCGCCAGAAGAGGGTGATGAAGTGAATTGATTTATTTTGTATCCAACACCAATTGTAGATAGTCCCACTGGTTGGTAATATTTCAAAACTCCAGTGACATTATCCCAAGATGCAACAAAACCAATTGCGGTAGAACCAACGCCAACAGTTTGGGTTATGACAGAATCCACTGCATATGTAGTGGAAGTGGTTGCCGAGCCAGTAAATTTAATTGCGCTAAGACCACTTATCAAAGATGTATTTAAAAGTTGTGTGTTGCTTCCGAGTATTAATGGATTTTTGATAATTCCAACTCTCGAAAAGTCATTTCCAGTAATTATATCTGGATTTGATTCTAAAGTTTCATATCTAGAATACACAAGAACACGATATGCACCAAGTTCTCTGTAAATGTCATATCCATGACCACCTTTTGGTGGGATGATTACGTCAAATGTGGCAAAAGAAGTCACCCCAACGCCAACATTGGTCAATGATGATGGTATTCCTGGTGCCCCAGGATAAAATTGAATATTCGCATAAGTATATCCTTGCCCACCATCAGTAACATAAACTTCAGAGACTTTTCCGAAAGAGTCTGTCGTTATTGTAACTTTTCCACCATTTCCATCTCCCAAAATTGGAATATTTGTAAACGTAGATGAAGTTGGATTATATCCAATTCCTCTTTGATTTATTATTACTGAACTAATTTTTCCATCTATGGCGTTTGATTGAGTTGCTATACTTTCTCCAGATGTTCCCCAATTTTCAGGAACAGGAATAAATTCAATAGAATCAAATTTTACAATTTCCGATGGTTTAATGGTATAGAGATATTTCCAAATGTAACCATCACCACTAGTTCCTGCAGCTCTTGGCTCTAGATCGATAAAAGTTGGTTGGTCATATGATGGTCTTCCTACTGTATTTTCTGGATTTGAACCATTGTTAATACAAATATAAACTCTCAAATCTTCATTTATTACATAATAATTTGATTCATATAAACTTGATTGATTGGTTACTGGAGTCAAATTATAAATGCTATAATTATTTTTATACATTTCATAAGTAGTCCCTGCGGTCCAAGTGACCTTTCTAATCATTCTGCGAACATCGTCCGTAGTAATTTGCTTCATTGCAATTATAGTATCTTTAATATCATTTTCTTCTTTAAACCCATCCAATGGAGATGGTCCCGTCCCCCAAGAAGAAGAACCACCAGCCAATGGATTTGTTGAATTGGGTTGACCTAAAAAAGTATAATATCTATTTAAAGTTTGACCTACACCAATAAAACTTTTAACAAAAGTTTCAGCATTTAATATTCTAAATTGGTCAGATATAATAGCAGGCATTTTTACTGAATGTTTATCTTTATTTATTTACTTTTAAATAATCCTCTAGTTCTTATAACCTCAGGCGAAGTCGAAAGTCCAATCAAACCATCATTTGAATTTAATGTGAATTGTTTTGGCGAACCAAGTGCTCTATTTTGATAATCATATATTTTACCCCAACTATAATTTCCATAGAAACCATTTGTTATTAAATCTGTATTTGTTACAAAATTAATTGAATTAGTTAATCCGGGTCCAGGTTCAAAACTACAAGTCACTGTAACAATTCCAACACCAGATGATTCTACATTTTCTGCACGATAAACGCCATCGATAAATGTATTAGCGGTTCCCACAACTACCCAAGGAGTAGAACCTGTAGTAATTCCAGTTAAAGCATGTCCACATTGAACATTGCTATTGTAAATTATAAAATAATCTCCAATTGAAATTCCACTGATTGTCACACCATATGTATTGAGAGAAGAATACCCAACCCCCAATGTGCTATTATCATAACTTTCAGATTTTAATTTAAATTTAATTTTTGGAATAGTAGAACCAGTTCCGATACTCGTATCAACCCCCACAATAATTCCAAAATCTCCCTTCGCTTTGATTGATACTATCTCTTCAATTTTTGTTTTTTCTGGTTCAATTAATACTTTTGGTGCATGATTTGGATTGTATCCAAATCCTGGATTTGTTATTGTGATTGAAGTTATTATTCCAGATGATGTACTTGAAGTTGCTGTAGCAAAATTATAAACCGAATCACAATAAATCATTGTAGCTCCAATTCCAACGGAAATATATCTATCCAAATTTGAAGAATAATCGATAGATTTTAATATTTTTGATTGATTTGATGATCGTTGAATCCAATTTTGAAGATCTTTAGAATAATATAAAATTCCACTAGAATTCAATAGTGTGTATAGATCATATGGACTATTGTAATGAATATTTGCGAAAGATCCTACAATATTTGGTGTTATTGTACTCCAAATATTTCCATCATAAGAAGTGAGTATTGTATTATTGTTTCCAACAACTACAAATTTTGTTCCAGTCCAAATTATTTTATTTAAATTTTGTGATGTCACATTATTGGAACTCCAGAAAGTTCCAATACCAGAAGTGACAATTGCACCATTATTTCCAACGGCAACAATAATATTACCAAATGCAATTGAAT